AGTTTCATTTTTCGATGTCACTACCTAGGGGGGGGGGTCTTGCCCGTGGGGGGCCGGAAAGGGGCCTAGAAGGCGTGTCGACAAGGGTCCAAGGACTGCGGTCTTGTGCCTAATCCGAAGGGCGGGATGCCTAGAAAGCCCGATGCGCTCAAAAAACTCCACGGGACGGCGCGAAAGGATCGCTCCGTGGGGTCCACTCCAACGCCTACCGGGATGCCGACGCGCCCTATAGGGCTGAGTCCGCAGGCTGTGAGGGTATGGAAGTCGCTCGCTCCGAAGCTCCACGGCCTCGGATTGCTCTCTGACATCGACCAGAGCACCTTCGCAGTCTACTGCCAAGCCTACGGTGACTGGCTAGAAGTGACTCGACTCCTCAATAAGCTAGGCATCGCCAACTGGTACAGCGAGACTGAGTCTGGTTATCGCCAAGTGATCCCCGAGGTAGCGGTGCGGGACAAGGTGTACCAAGTGATGCAACGTCTAGAGACGCGCTTCGGTTTAGACCCGTCCAGCCGTAGTGGCATCGCCATAGAGGGCCAGCAGAAGATCGCGACCGAGACCGAGGCGTTCCTGTTCGCGCCAAGAGTGATCGCGTGACCCCTGCCGTTGCCGCGCTAGACGCCGGGACCGAGATGGTCGCTGATTTACTGGAGACAGATCGCGCTATCGGGGAGCTAGAGACGCTGGCGCGGGCGCGCATCCTGCGGGCCCACGAGGAGTGGCCCGCGAAGGGCTACACCTTCGACCTCGCGGCTGGTCTGCGCGTCATCAGATTTGCTGAAGAATATTGCAAACACCACGCTGGAGAGTGGGCGGGCAAGCCGATGCTCTTGGAGAATTGGCAGAAGGTCATCTTGCTGGAGTGCTTCGGCTGGATGCGCGAGGACGGGTTTCGCGTACATCGCACGATGTGGCTGGAGTTGGGCCGCAAGAACGGCAAGAGCGCACTCGCCGCCGCGCTCGGTTTGTACCTCCTACTGGCCGACCACGAGCAGGGCGCGGAGGTCTACTCAAGCGCGACGAAGCGCGATCAAGCGAGGATAGTCTTCGATTTCGCAAAGAAGATCGTGGCGCAATCGAGCGAACTCGCGGAACACTGCAAGGTTCAACGCAGCAATATTAGCGTTCTCCGCAGCCGTAGTAAGTTCGAGCCTCTGTCTGCCGAGGGATCGACGTTGGATGGCTTAAACCCCCATGCGGTGATAATCGACGAACTCCACTCGCACAGGACGCGCGAGGTGTTTGATAAATTGGTCACTGCGTGTGCCAGCCGCCGCCAGCCGCTGACCATGTGCATCACAACGGCTGGGCTCTACGACCCCCAGCAAATCGGCTGGCAGCTTCACGACCACGCAACGGCGCTTCTTCACGGCACGGTCGAGGACGACTCGTGGTTCGTCTGGATCAGTGCGGCAGACCGGGACGACGACCCCTATGCTCCTGAGACGTGGCAGAAGGCCAATCCGAATCTGAACGTGTCGATCTACCCTGACTTCATAGAACAACGAGCCAGCGAGGCGCTGTCGCAGCCCAGCAGTCTCAATGCCTTCAAGCGTCTCCACTTGAATCAGTGGACGCAACAGATCGAACGCTGGCTGGATATGGAGCACTGGGACGCTTGCGCTCACGAGGTCGACCTGGATGCGCTTGAGGGGCGCGAGTGCTATCTAGGGCTCGACCTCAGTAGTAAGCTCGACCTCACGGCGCTGGCTCTCATCTTCCCGCCAACGGACGATGACCTGTGGCGGCTCTGGGTCAGGTGCTATATACCACGCGAGACTATGGTGGAGCGCGAGCGAGTGGACCGCATCCCCTATGCGACGTGGGAGCGGGAGGGCTGGATCACGCCCACGGAGGGCGACGTGATCGACTACACGTGGATAGAAAAAGACATCCTAGAACTCAGCGAACGCTTCAACGTGCAGGAGGTCGCCTACGATCCGTGGAGCGCCCAGCAGACGGCGCTTCGGATACGAGACGACATCGGCATCCCGGTCGTGCCCATCCGTCAGGGCTTCATGTCGCTCTCGGAGCCGACGAAGGAGTTCGAGCGGTTGGTCGTGAGCGGGAAGCTGGCCCACGGCGGCAACTCATGCCTCGCGTGGCAGGCCGCCAACGTGCAACTGCGGCATGACCCTGCTGGTAACATTAAGCCAGACAAGGGTCGCCAGACCCACAAGATCGACGGCATCGCAGCATCTATCATCTCGCTTGCCCGCGCATCCCTGTGGGACGGCGGGAGTGTTTACGAGGAGGAGGGGATACTCGTCTTATGAAATTCGACTTGCGAGATGTTCATATCTATGGCGGCATGATTCTGATCGCCATCGGCACGTTCGGCCTAACGGGCTGGGAGGGGGCGCTGATCGCCCTCGGTGTCGTTGGCCTTTACCTCGGCACCTACCGTATGGGGAGGCTCTAGATGGGGATATTCACGGGGCTCGAGGAGAGGCAGTCGCCGGGACCACTCGACGACTTTTGGTATGAGCCCATCAGCAGATGGAAGGATCAGGCCGGGGTCAGCCCGCACGAGGCGCTGAGTTCGACGCCTGTCTGGGCCGCAGTCAACTTGATCTCCGGCACCATCGGCTCCTTGCCGCTCGTCCTCTATCGCGAGTTGGGGAACGGTGGGAAGGAACGTGCCACTGACCTCCCGCTTTATGATCTGCTACGCTGGCAACCCAATGGGTTCCAGACGGCGGTGGAGATGATGGAGATGGGGCAGGGCCACCTCTGCCTGCGAGGCAATGCGTTCTTCCGGCTGGAGACCAACGTCGGCGGCGAACTCATCGCGATAGTGCCGCTTCACCCTGACAAGATGAAGCTCAAGTTGCTTGATGGTGGCGTGATTGAGTACCACTACGCGAAGGGCGTGGGGACTCCCAGAGTGTTCTCGTCGGAGGAGATCCTGCACGTGAAGGGGCTCTCGAGCGATGGGCTCATAGGCTACAGCCCCATAACGGTGTCGGCTGGTAGCATCTTGCTGAGTAAGGCGGCGGAGCACTACGGCTCGCGCTTCTTCGAGAACTCAGCGACCCCGAGTGGGATCTTGTCCCACCCCGGCAAGCTCAAGCCAGAAGCGCGTGGCAATATCAAGAAGTCGTGGGAGGCCGCGCACGGTGCTGGCAAGCAGCACTCGGTCGCGTTGCTTGAGGAGGGCCTGTCGTGGACGGCTCTCTCCGTGACGCCCGAGGAGGCCCAGTTCCTTGAGACTCGCAAGTTCCAAGCGGAGGAGATCGCCCGCCTCTTCAACGTGCCGCCTCACCTCCTGATGCTCCTCGACCGCTCGACGTTCTCGAACGTCGTCGAGCAGAACAAGTCCTTCGCGGTGAACTGCATTAGGCCGTGGGCGATCCGGTGGGAGCAGGCCATCCGCAAGAGTGTGCTCGAGCGGTTCGGCGATAGCTCGCTATCCACCGAGTTCGAGATGGACGCCTTGCTCCGCCCTGATACGATGGCGCGGGCACAAGCGAACCAGATCCTGCTCCAGAACGGCGCACTGACTATCGACGAGTGGCGGGCTCGCGAGAACATGAACCCGCTGGACTCACGCGCTGGCGAGGTCCACTGGATGCCGCTGAACATCGCGCCTGTCAGCGTAGCGGAAGCAGGCCCAAGCGAAGAGGATGCGGCTCGCCACCTACGCAACGAACTCCGAGGCCAGGACGTTCAGGTCGACGACAGCTTCGGCCTGCGCGAACTCCGCAGTCTCGCGAACCGCCGCAAGATCGCGGAGGCGACGAGGCCGCTCATCGAGGAGGCCAGCCAGCGCCTGCTGAAGCGCGAGGTGAAGGCTGTTCAGCGTATGATGAAGAAGCAACTGGCGGGCCTGCCGGACGGTCGCGAGTTGCGTGGCACGGACGGGCTGCACAACGATCTGGAGGAGTTCTATCACGGCGAGTTCACCGAGGTCATCGCGGAGGCGTTGCTCCCCGTGGTGCGATCCTACGCCCGCGAGATTTATACGCAGGCAGCGCTCGAGGTAGGCTTCCCTCCCGAGTTC